GCAGATGTCAATGAGTACATATATTTCCAACGATAACCATCAGATGTACTAAAGATTGAGTTTGATGTAGAAGTTGGTTCTACTGTTGATGCTGTTGCACCATCATTCTCAATACACTTATATACGGCATATGCACTATTCATTACAACAAAACTTGAGTCCCAAAGATTGGTAGCACCACTGGCCGCAGCGTTTGATGAGCCAATGTTGTGTTCGTACATATCGTAAGTTGTGCCTGTTGTCCAGTTTCTTCGTGGTATTACTCTTGACACATCTGAAGATGCTATAAGTTTTGAACCTAACATATCGTCCCAGGCATAGAACTCTGAACTTACATCATCATTCGGTGTCGGTGGTGAAGCGTCTGTTCCTTCTGCGATTGTGTTTCCCTGAACATCTGCATCTGATGCCCAAGAGTGTGCTCTTCCTATAAACAAATAATAAGTTTCAGCAGATGTTTCCGAAAAGGATTCAACGAACTGTTCCGCATTATTTATTCTGAATTTATTTGTGATAATTGCTGCCATGTTTTTTATCCTGTACTATAATTAGTGTTCTTTATATCTATTTATAAAGATTTACTAAGCGCTTTTCGTTACTTCAGTAGGAAAAGCGAAGTTAATTTTATGATTTTGACTTGAATTTGTTCCGCTGATGTCCGACAATCTCATTGTTGTACCATCTACATTACTATTTAGTGTGCCTGAGAAGCGTAATGTATTCCAATCCGCTATCGTTGTAGACCAAGAATCTGATTGTGGGTGTTGTAAAACACCAGATTCATTTTCTAACAATATCTCTCCATCACCAGCACCGCCCTCTAAAGTGATTGCATTATTAGCCGCAAAGCTTGTAAACGCACGGTCACTTAAATTCTTAACTCTTGGTCCGCCATAGGCGTAACCATTTCTAACTTCTACATTACGAACCGTATAACTATTTAAATCATAGAAACTATTTCTATTTCTTTCTTGTAATTCGATTGTTGTTTCAGGTGATAAGTTTACATCTTTCTCACCGGCTGTGTAGTGGGCGCTTGTGAAAGCATCAGCAACGGAGACAGCGTATCCTGCGTTTGCAGCTGAACGAGTCCGTTTAGTTTTGCCATCTAGTTCAACACCGTTACTCATAGAATGTAATCCAACGCCTGTTCTTCTGCCAAAGATTCTATTAAATAGAGTATTTAATCTCATGTAGATTGGACTGTCTGAAGTGCCAGAGAATAATCCAGAACTTAATGTTGAACCAACAGGTTGTCTTACACCACCAGCAAGTTGAGTTGCAATATTTACTTGTCCAGTTACATAGAATCCACTTGGGTGAACTGCTCGTTTAAGTGCATCTCTCCATTTATCAATACTTTCTGATACTTTTACAACATAAGAATAATCTTGATAATATAAACTGTCTTGAATTTTTTTAGACAATTCAGAAAGATGGCCATCCTGATTTACATATTTTCCATCTGTTGTAATGTTTGTTGCAATCGTGCCTGTGCCCGTAAGTGGGTCAGATTTTGCCACAACAGCAGTTGTGCCGCCAGAAAATGTTACCGTATCTGTAACTTCTAATGCGCTTGTTGTTGCTGTATATTTTAAAAGAGGGTATGTATAATCAATAACTGTGCCTGTTGCACCACTAACATCTGTGGTAAATGTTTCATCTTCTGTAATTGTGCTTGAAACGGTTTTAAGAATAGCGTAATGAGGGAATACAAATGTTGGTGCAGATGTATAATTAATTCCATGTTCAATAATGCTTAATGATGTTGCACGACCAATATCATCACCAAAAGGTATGACAGTAGAGCTAGCGCCATCAAATGTTTCTGATAACATTCTTCCACCATCTTCAAACTCAATTCGACCTGGGCCGGTTCCATCGCCATCAAGAGCAACTGTTGACTCTTGTTCATCTATTATACGGCCATCATTTTGTTGAAATTCTAAAAACCCAGTTAGGTTACCAGATGTGCCTTCTAATATAATATTTCCTAAACGCTGTCTGTTAGTTTGATTCTCTAGGCTTAAGAACCTATCACCGACAGTAATTGTTGCAGTAGGTAAAGTTGTATAACCAGAACCACTTGCAATCATTCTTATATCAGTTATATCGCCAACACCTGTCGTGGTTTCTTGAACTAATTTATCTCCAGGATATTGAGTATCATCTTGAGTTTCATCTTCTTGTACAATATGTTCAGCATTTTCCATATTATAAGGCACATCTAATTCATGCTCTTGATTAACAATATAATATCTCTCAGAAGTGTTTGTACCCCCATCTTCTTCAGATAAGATAAATCCTGTATCATTATCTTCGTGAGCTAAATATATTCTTTCAAATTGAAGATGTTGTTCATGTAAAAGAGAGCCATCTTCGTTCTCTAATGCAAACTGAAATGATTCTTCTAATTCAATTTTAACTTCATTGTTGACCATTTGAGAGGCAGAATCTAAAAATTTACTTTCTGTACCGTCTGCATATGTTTCTAGTAATAAATCACCTGAACCGTTTCCTGTAATTGTTCCTGATTCTAATTCAACACTAATATCAACACTTCCTGTTTCAGGCGCAAATCCACCATTAACAACGGCGATTTTTGCTTGAGCAGTTCCAGAACTAAATGATATTGTGTCGCCTATTTCATAATCTGTACCAGCAGCATTTATGATTACTTCATCTATACCTGCACCAGATATGTCTTGTACTTGTATTCTACCGCCAGCGCCTGCACCACCAGATAGTGTTGCCTCATCACCAACAGACAATGTACTTCCATCATTTGTAATTACTGTATCTGCGATTCCTTGACTTACTGTTAATTTAACAACAACATCGGAATCAAGATTGCTTATTCCTGTTACTGTTTCTCCAGTTATAAAAGTTCCAGTCGTTGTGTCGGAATTAATTTCTACTTCGATAATTTCAACAGCGCCCTGTTGGAACTTAGTAATATTTTCTACAATAGCTGTTGCTTCATTTATATTATCATCAGCAGGATTATTTGATTGTGTGATTTTTTGACCAACTAATTCAATCGAGTCATTTACTGCTTGAGCTGTTGTCTGTGTACAACGAATAAAGTTTTGCACAGACCATTTTCCACCAGATACACGCAACATATCACCAGTTGGTAAATAAACTTCAGAAGTTTCATTAAACAATAATCTAAAAAACGCTTTATGAGCATTTGCTGTTCCTTTAGTGCGATACAAAGATTTAATATTTTTAACTAATTTTCTTGTATCTACATCTGCATGTGTACTTCTTGGAATCGAATTAAGAAACTCCTCTTTCATCTGAGATAAGAAATCGCTTATCGTGTGGTCTGGGTCAGAATAGTTTAGAAGTTGTTGAAGATTTTCTACAGGGTTTGCACGATACTTGCCAACTTTTGCAGTTGCGCCAGATGTAGAACCTGTAATCGTTTCTCCTGTAATCCAAGCATTGTTTGATGAGATGAATAGTCTATCGTTAGCAAGAATATCTTCTGCAAGAACTGTTGAAGTAGCACCAGATGTAGAACCTGTAATAACTTCATTCTTTGCAAAAGAGCCATTAAATGTAGTTGACTCATTAACAATTGTATTGCCGGCGTCTAGACCATTCTTATCCGTTTGATTAAGTAATACATAACTATTAACCGTGCCTTCGGTTTCTAAAAGAATATTATCAGTTGTTGTAATATCTTCTAAATTTAACTCGGCCGATTCCATAAAAAGGAAATAAGACGACAGAAATTCTGTGAACTTAGGATGGTCCTCTAAAACAAATTGAGGTACTTGTTGTTTGACAAGTGAGGATATTTTCCTCTTATTAGTTTTGTATTTCGTTGCCATTGATTAAGAGTAGCTAGATGTTGTCGTATATGATGTTCCTGCCTGTGAACTTCCACTTGCAATTGCATCTACTTCGCCAGTCATAGTTGAGTTAGATGTGTCGATAGATAATACCTGATTTCTTACTGGCACAACATCATTAGAGCTTGGCGTTGCAAATACTCGAACTTGAGTACTTGTTGCGCCGTCTACATTTGAAATACTTGTAATATGTGCGGATGTAAGAATCACTTCGCCAGTTGTATAATTAACAGTACCGTAAGTTGAGTCTGTATATTGTCTAGTTGAACCACTTAGATAATATAATCTTAAATTACCAGCACCATCATCATCTAAGAAATGTTCGTTTAGTGAGCTGTCATTGTTTACCTTGAAACCAGATGATGATATAACACCGCCGCCAGATGAGTTGTGTCCAGAATGTGGATTATACAACGCATTATTATAACTAAGTGTATATTTTATTCCTGAATTTAATGTTGGTGTAAAATACTTGTACATCCTCACCGTTGTGATATTACTTAAAATGGATACATCAGCGTCATTGACTGCCTCTATTAATTTTGAGTATCTAAACATACCAGTAAAATCCTCTAGTTCGTTGTTGTTGTAACTTGCAACTTTACTTAGTACATTTGTTTGAAGCGTGGTTACATCTTTTGTTGTTTTGCCTGAATCGTATTTAAAGTTTACAACAAGTGTAATGTAGGTTGTTTCTGGGTCGATAATTACAGGCGTTACTGAAGCAACAGCATATGTTTTCAGGCTTGTTACAAGACTTTCTTTTGTCGAAACTGTTAAATTAGAGCCAGATTTTGCCTTGATTGAAATATAAACTTTACCGTAGTCAGGAGTTTCAGCATCTTCGCCACCATATACTTGAACCGACTGAGCGTTTGCATATAAACTCTTAACAAGTGTTTTGTAATCTTCAGCAGTAACCGCTCTGTCTTGAGCAGAGTAATCTCTTGGCGCATTATACTTAATTGAAGCAATTGATTCAAGTCCAGTTCCGCCTGAAGCATTACTATCGGTTGTAATCGTTGCGCTTGAGAATCCACCAATAGTGCCAGATAGTGCAAATGTTGTAGCACCATTAGGCGCATCTCTGTTACAGTTGATATAATCTAATATGACTATGTTACCATCTGCAATTGCTTTACCTGTAACACCGTCGCCGAAGTAAACTTCAAATCGACCGCCTTCTACTTCTTGTAAAAAGTAAACTTTAGATGTTGAGTCTATGCTTGTAATTCCTGTTGCAAGTTTATATGTGTTTGTTATTGCATTAGAAGATGATTCTTGAACTTTAACAGTTAGTGTCGCTGTGTCAACACTATCGTTTGGTATAATAAAGCGTTGGTCAATATCGGATGTGTTTGCTGTGTACTTATAGTTTAAATAAGAACCTTCGTGAATAGATAAATTATTGAACTGATAGACGCCAGACACAGGAGTAATACTTACATCAGCATTGTTTACAAAACTATATGATTGTCCATCAACTGTTGTTGTGAATTTAGTTCCTCTTGACATTGTAAGAGAAGCGCCAGTGGCATCATTAACTAAAACTGTAAGTGTGGCTGTTGAAGATGTGCAACTCGTTGGAGTATAACCAACTTGTTTTGCAAGAGATACAACACTAGAACGCAAGTCTGCACTATCAAGGTACATCTCGTTTGCCAACATGTTTGCATTGTAACCAAGGTAGTGAGTATTATATGCTAGTACATCAAGAAGTACAGACATACCAGAACCTTCGAAGTCGTAGTCTGTGAATTCGTTCTGTTGTGATAAAAATGTTTTTAAGTTAGACTTGATACCATCAAAGTCTAATTCTGAAATTTCTAGTTTAGTTGCCATATGTTATCTCAATCTCTCTAAAAAGGATTCTACTACTACAGGGTCTTGATAGTTCTGCACATAGAAGGATATCTGAACAGCATATCCATTTCTGTCAAATTCTGGTTGTGTATGCACTTGAACTAATCTACATCTTGGTTCGTAATTGTTAATTAAATTTTCTATTTGTTTTGTTATTACATGATTCATCTGAGGAGTCATCAACTCAAACAACATTGCTCTCAAATTAGAACCAATTTCGGGGTGGAAGGGTTTTTCGTAGTGATTGGTATTGATTAGGTTTCGTACACTTCTTTTTACCGACTCGACATCAGTAATCTTCTGAATATCTTTTGTTGCAGTATTCTGTTGAAAATCCAAATTGAGGTCCTTAAAAATCTTAGAACTTCTTGTGCTTTCGTTAGATTGTGTGGCGTCATATCTTGACATTTAGATTCCCATCCTTTTGTAATATTTATAACAATTTACCCAGCGAATACAGTACTAGAACCCCCAGTAATAGCACCGCCTAAATCACAAGAATCATCTACTCGTGCAATTGCTTTGCTATTTACAAAAACAGTACTCGACCCAGCATTAATAACCGCACCCGAATGTGAAACACAAACAGGAGGGGATGCTCCGTTTGGAATAGTATGAGCAGCCGTAGGGTCGCCTTTGCGTTCTACACCTTTACTATTACAAAAAACATCTGTTGATGGTCCAGTTACAGTCGTTGTAGTATTACATCCGTGACCAGTGGTCGTAGCATCACCATCTCTAGTTACAGCAGGCATTATTTCTTATTAAAGACCTTCAGGAACAACAACTGTTCCCTCATCAATCAATCTTTGTCTGTTTACTAAGTGTTGTGCTTGAATTTCTTCTTTACTACCGCCAGTATATCCAACAGCATGACCTTCTTCAATCAATATATCGGCACAATGCTCGCCATCAGTTGTTCTGAAGTTGCCAAGAATACGACCAAATTTACCTTTCATATCTTCGCCCTTTTTACTAACTTGTGTATCTAAGATAGCATCTTCTCCCAAAAGTGAAATTAGTCTTTCTTTAGCCGCAAGACCAAATACCTTTTCAAGTTTATCACTTGTTCGTGATTCTGGTGTGTCAATTCCCATAATTCTTACTCGTTCTTTATGAAGCCAAACACCGAATCCCAAATCTATATCGACATCAACAGTATCACCATCAATCACTTTTAAAACTTTACATTTATACTCGTACATTGTTTTTTTCCTTAATAAAGATTGCTTTAAACTATTTATAATCGCTTGACAAAAGGTTCGGACTAATGTATAATACTTGTATGAATAATAGGCGAATATCCAAGAAGGATATTGAAAATGATTTAGTACGAATATTTGAGAAATATCCAAAATCCTTAGAAAAGGCAATTTCCATCTGCTTTAACCTGATTTTAGACTGTTTTGTAGTGATGTACGGCGAAAAAAAGACGATAAAGTTGTTGGAAGACACAAAAAAGTCAATTCGTAACGGAAATCACACACAAAAACAAACAAAAACTCGAAAAACAACTAAAAGGAGTCAAAAATAGTGCGAAAACGCAAGGTTTTAAGTGAAAAACGCAAGGTTTTACTAAAAGTAGAACACAGAGCATACAACAAACGCATGAGAGCGAAGTACTTACACTCGAATCAACTCACTTTTGACGATTATGTTGATTATATTGAAGGCTATTACAAAGTTTCGATTCAAACTCAGTCTGTTAAGAGATATTCTATACCAAAAGTCAGAGAAACGGAAGAAATTCCTAGTCTGTCCACATTTAGAGAGTCTGCAACAGGCGTTGACTGGCTCAATCACAAAGAAAAACTAGAAATTAGTAAACAATACACAGTAGTGCCTGCATATAACAAAGGTCCTTACATGGTTGTGCCTGTAGAAGAACTGCATACCGCAGGTAAGAAAGTATAGTGAATAGAATTCAACATAAGTTGAACCGTTTTCGGGGCTAAATACTCCAAATAGTTACACAAACATTGAAAAATAGTGTATAATATGCTTATATTATGATGAAAAAGGATAAAGAAAATGCAAAGATTAGTTAGTTCAGATAATTACAATTTAGCAATGCTAGATTTTTACAAAAAAGTAGTGCCAAATCAAAAAGCTGATGAGGCGTTTCAGGCAAACAAATACACTAGGTGGTCTGATGACCAAGCCGCCAATTATATGAGTTCAACTGCAACTGGCAAGGCGCCTAGTAAATTTATTCTTTGTGATATTGAAAAATGTCTAAAAAGTGCAATACAAGATGAAAGACCTTCTGATATTGAATACTTCAAAAACTGGTTAGCAATGGGAGTTAAATACTTAAACTTAGACTCTAATAACAGATGTATTAATGTTACAAATTTTTATAAAAATAAAGTAGTAATAGAATCTGACCATTATAGACTTGGCAATATGATAGTTTTGGTTGAAAAAGGTCGAAATGATACTTATGATAAATTGCCTAAAAAATTAAAAGAGGCATTTGATAATGCAATTGTTAGTGTTCAGATGTATACAGATGTTACTAGACAAGAATTGTCTGATATTTTTACAAGACTAAATGACGGCAAACCTTTAAATGAACCAGAAAAAAGAAATGCTAGTACTAGTCTTGTTGCCCAAGTAGTTCGTGATTTAGCTACTGAATACATGCCTGTTTTCGCTCACAAAAACAACAAGTGGTTTACTACTGAACAAAAAAACAGAAGAGGTGTTGATGATGAAATTACTAAGATGTTTTATCTGTTTGTGAATGGACACTCTGTGAATGTAACAGCGAAAAAATCTCTAAAGAAAATGTATGAGATAAAATCAAAAGAAGAAGATTTTATAAGGCAGTTTAAGTCAACTTTTAAAGCTTTTATGAAATGGCATGAAGATGAACAAGTATTTGCTTTACAAAGAAACTCAGTTTTTGATTTATGGATAGTTTTTCTTAGACTAAAAAATGATGAAAACGCAAAAATCAAAGACGGCAAATTAAAACCATTTCTTAAACATTATTGTAAGATTGTTGGCAATTTAATTGATGATAAAACAGTTTACGATAGAAAAGACATGTCAACACAAGCGGACTTTGAAACTATGATTGGCGGCAAACAACACGGAAACAATATCAAAAGGCATGAACTAATTTGGCCTAAGATTGAAGAAGTGTTTGATACTTATTTTGTTTCATTAGACCCTAAAAGAAGTCTTAATCCTAACGAAAAATTATCCACTGCCGCTAGAGATGATTTTATGACGCCAGAAGGTAAAGAGATTGATTTGTCTAAACTGAATGACGGCGAAACATATCACAGCGGACACAAAGATGCTCATGTTCTAGGCAACCCAACTACTGTTGATAACTCTGTGATTCAAGAAGCAAAGGACAACTTGAAGTTAGGCAAAAATCCTGTGAAAGTCTAAGGGGTGCCAGTTCCACTCCAAATAGTAGGCTACTGGCACCATAAGTTTTTACACAAGAACTCAAAAGTAGTGTATAATATGCTTATATTATGATGAAAAAGGATGAAATATGAAAGTTGGAAATAGAATGAAAGGTGGTCGCAGAGAGGACCGTATAAATGCGAGATTTGAAAAAATGGTTGCAAAAATAAACAAACTTGAGTCTGAGAATAGACGCCTTAAAGAAGTACTGATGAATGCTGGCATAGATGAGTGGCATGTACCAGACCCACTTTTACAAAATATCAATAAGGCAAAATCAGACGAAATGCATAATCTAAGGGAGAAGTGGGGCAAATGAAGGCGACAGTCAAACTTAATAAAATTATGCGAGTTATGAAAATTATAGAATCGTTTGATGATGTAAAAGACTTAACTCATATTGTTGAATTAATCACAGAACAAAAACTTAAATTATTGAAAAGGAAAAAATTATGAATAATTGGGAAAAAGAATTAGATGAAAATATGGAATCAATCAGAGCATCTTACGATAGCATAATGAAAAGCGGCTACTCTATTATAGGTGTTATGATTCTTTGGATTGGTATTGAAATTGGGATGATGTTATGATTGAAAAAATAAACAACGAAGATATACCAACATCTATGCAAATGCCAAAAGCAGATGGCGAATCTGAGGCTAGAAAACATATAAGAAAAGAAATTGATGATTGGTTAAAAGAAGGCAACAAAAAAACTATTATACCAACAGACAAGGGAACTGAATGAAAAATTTTATTATTATTATCTTACTTATTATTAATGCAATTATATGGAGCAACCTATGACTGGTGAAGAACAATTTATAACAGCGATTATTGAGCAAGCGATTGAAGATACTGCTTATGCTGGCACAAGTGTTAAGAAAATTAAATTTAAGATGGAAGCAATCGATTGGATTGTAGGCAGACATCCTGAGTTTGTAAACTATTGTAAGATGTTAGGTATGGATGTTGATACTATAAGAAACAAGATAGTACAAAATGTTGACATGTCTTACACACAAAAACAAAAATTCAAAATCAAATCGGAGGAGAAGTTTTTTGCCTAAAATGACTTACAACGAAACAGTTCGTGCCGAAGAAAAAAATCCAAATGGAATTAATTTTAAGTTTGATGAAGATAGAATACTTGCTGACATACAACAATATGTTGAAGCAACTTATGATTCTCATTACGCTCAAACAAAGAGTTATCAAGCAACAGAAATTATTATTGACCAAGGTCATGGTACTGGTTTCTGTATGGGCAATATTATGAAATATGCTCAACGCTATGGTAAGAAAGAAGGACATAACAAGGCTGACTTGATGAAAGTTATCCATTATGCGATTATACAATTATCAACAGACCACTATAAGGAGTGAAAATGAAATGAACTTTGAAGAATTAAGCCGTGAGTTTGAGAAACTATGGGTAGACTTATGTGCAGAAGGTGAAAACGACCCACTTGCATGTGCAGGTATTATGATGGCTCAAGCCATGAGAATATACAAGTCAATGCTCACAGAAAACGAATTTAAAATGATGGTGGAAACCATACTGAAAACTCGACCAGAAATTACAACAATAGAAAAACCTACAATAAACTAATGTTCATAGACCTCATATACTCAAAACCTATTTACGGCAAGGTATTAGATTTTGATACCAAAAAACTTGTATCAATAGTTGAGGATTTATACGAAAAAGATTTTAATACTATTACTGGTGCAGGCTATGACATACCTCAATCTCTAAAAATAGGCAGAACTGATAATTTAAATGTTTTAGATGAACCAATGTTTGAGGATTTAAGGTTGGTTATAAAAAAAGAATTTGATTCATTTGCAAAAAATGAAATGAGGTATAAAAATGATTTTGAATTTACTACATCTTGGTTTACGAAATCAACAAAAGGACAAAGTTCAACCTTTCATGGCCACGCCAATAGTATGTGGAGCGGATGCCTTTATTTACAGGTTGATGATAATTCAGGCGACATTGTTTTTGAAAATTTTAACCATGGAACATTTTACTTAGAGGTCGAAGAACACAATATGATGAATAGTCTCCTTTGGAATATTAAGCCAGTTAATGGAATGATTATATTTTTTCCATCTGAAGTGTATCATAAAGTAGC